CCTATGGCGATGACCTAAAAGGTCGGCGACACGAGCGTCGATACGGTTATCAACACCCATGGGCTTACTCGGGTAAGTGCTAGCGCACCCGACCGAGTTGACGTCTACGGCCCCGTTAAGGGTCCGCAGCCGTACGCCCAGCGATTCGAAAGAAATCGCTGAGCGCTCCCACCAATCGATTTTGGGTTGGTGGTCCGCGCGGTTGCTCTGCAAGCAGAGACTGGAACCGCGCAATGCGCGCAGGGCGACCCTTTATCAGGGTCTCCTTGACGCGCACAGCACCTGCGAGGACCCTAGGGTCGTCGCGGCGTCGTCGTAGACGCGTCCTCACGTATGAGGTCGCGCCCGCTTCATCTTCTCCGTCGTCCGCAAGGCCGACCTCGAAGTTGCCGTCCCGGCGTTCCTCCCAGAGGGACGTCGGGGCTTTCTCTTTCTCAGGGGCAAAACCCCTGAGGAGAGAAGACTGCTTGGTGAATGCTTGAAGCCTTCCCCATGCAGACCACCTGCATATGTTGTGAGACAGTTGCAGGATGATCTTCGTCGCTGGGTCTCCCATAAGGACACCCGACGTCGAGATAAAAGTCCGCGGAATGTCCTCAGGGAGATTCGCGGGCATTGCGACGATGCGCGGGTGCGTAAGCACCTTGGCGCACAGCCGCAGATAGTAGTCCGGGAGGCCGAAACGCCTCCCGAGCACCATCAGGGCGACGGCGCTGGAGTCTCTGCGAAGAGAATCCGACGCCGCCTCCCAATCTTCGGACGAGAACCAAAGTTCTCGTTCGATCGGGACATCCGCGGTCGATGCGACCTGGATATCCTTACCACGAATACGCGAGTAAAACTCCCATAAGTGGTTACCTGCAGTCATACCCGCTCGGGTTGACTCCAGCTCCGCGACGCACACCTTTAAAACGTGTGCCAGCGGTTGCAAAAGAGCGGCATGCTCCAATGCGCTCGCTGTCGCAATCCGGTATTTACCCGGAGCTGCGACGGCTATCGCCCTGACGAGATACATTCTCTCCAGGTCGACTCCGTCCCTGAACTTCTGAATAGAGTTCATGAACACAACCTCGCCGGGGGTCCGAAGACCCCCCTCGAGGTCGGCGCGGGTGATAAACACACCCGTGCCCTCTCCCGTATTGAGGTCGATGACCTCCTGCGGGAGGACGGCTTGGATTAATCTCCTCGCCGCCTCTAGCTTTCCGCCCTCCGATTGGATGACGTCAAGCTCAGCCGAAGAGGAAAGAGATATTTTCTCCTCGAGCTGCGCCCGTAAGAGCACTCTGATGAGTGACTCACGGTCCGGGGCGATAGAGTTGCATACCTCTCTCGTCCCGCGGACCACCTCTTCCATCTCTGATGGGGGAAGTGGCTCAGGAACGCTCGACGCCACGGCGTAGAACTTCCTGTAGGCTGCCACCCGCATTTGCGGTGGCGGCAGCCCGATGCTTCGCGTCTGAGTATTCAGCGCTAGCACTTTCGCGACGGCTGGGTTCATCCCGCCGGACGCGACTCGGACGACCTCGCGGAAAAACCACAGGTCGTCCGGGATGTCCTTGCGCGTAAGCGCAAGGGCCTCCTTGAATCCGAGGTCCTTCAAAAGGTTCCTCGTCTTCTTGACCCGCTCGTAGTACGTAACTGCGTTCGGATCGGTCAGCACGGTATCATGAATGAAACCGCGGACCAGACCGGCGGACATTCTATCAAAGAAGGCCCATCGGTTAACCTCCTTGTCTCCCTGAAAGCTCAGGTAGAAAGGAACGAGGACGCCGTCGACGTTAGTCAACGCGTTCCTCACTAGGCGTAGGCCGCGCTCAACGCACGGTGCCGCCAGCAAGGCCCCGAGCGTGCTCCCTTGCGGGAGCCCGGTCGCGGTCTGTATCGTCTCGTACACAACTTGTTGTGCGACGCGACCTTTCCAGAAGGACCTCCAAAAGTAGGTCCCTTTGAAAAGAATGTCGTTTAGCTCCTGGCCGGTTTTCACCTCCAGGAACGAACGACGCTTGCCTTCTTTCCCCGTAAGGAATCTTGGCAGGTACTGGTCGTAGATGTTAGGGGTGTTGTGACACACCTCAATCGACGCCAGTGGCTCCTTCATCGCATTTAAATCGAGGAAGGAGACGTGGAAGCAGCCTGTGGTACAGGAACAGCTCCCGCGAACGCCCTTCGGGACCCTCAAGAGAGTCACGATGGGCAACGTCGCCGTACTGAGTACGGGACGCTCGGTAGTGTCAGACTTCGGTTCGGCAAGACCCCCGCCGGAGGGCCTGTCAGTTGAAGCTGACTCGCCTTTCGTC